AGTATCCATCCGATGCGCGATGCGCCCTTAGCGATTTTGGAGACGCAGGCAAAAACGGTAGCACATGACTGATAGCCCGCTCGTGTCAGGTTGCCGTAATCACGCGGCGTCCAGATGGGAGTGCCGGTGCCGTATGAGGAAAGAATCGCCCTGTATGCGGGATTGGCCTTGACCTCCGGCTTACGGGAAAACAGTCTTGTAAATATGTTCATGCTTTTAGCTCCATCGTTGCGCCAACATGGGTTCGGAAGTGCTCTCGCCAATAATCACGATTACCGGATGTGGTCTGACCATGACACCGGCAACATAGGGAGATGAGATTGTCGCGATCATTATTTTTCTTGTTGTAATCAATATGATGAATGTGCAAAAATGGAATTGAACCACGGTTCGACCAACCGGGAGTTTGCCGAATAGCACATAATTGGCAACAGTACCCGTCCCGAAGTTTAATGGATTCCTTTAAGGAATTGTTGAATTCCGGGCTATATGGCAAGAAGGATATCCCGCCACGCCAGAAGTGTGATTTATCGCCTTGGCATACCATGCTCATTTTGATCCTAGTCGCGATACTGAATTTCCTTTCATGCGCTACCTTACTCAACTTGACCCTGGTCTCGGTGGTTGGTTTCATTCCTAAATGTGCTAATGCAATCCTAGCCCGGGTCTCGTTTGTATGCTTCCTTCCGAGAGCCGCCCTACTGATCTTAGCCCTTGTCTCGGCAGTAATTTTCTTTCCGAGAGCCGCCTTGCTCATGTTCGCCTTAGCCTCATCACTTGCCGTCAGACCTTTATTCCATGACGTCCCTCCAAGGTTCCGCCCAAGATTCGCTTGACTTATCTTGATCTTAGCCTCGGCAGTATGTTTATATCCGGTGTGTGCCTTACTCATCTTCGCCAGGGTCTCGGTAGTAAATTTTTTTCCAAGGCGACGTTGATTGCCTAATAAACTCAGACTAATTTTAACTTTATGTTCTGAGGTGAGTTTTCTGCCGCGACAAGATGTGTTTCCAAGGTGTGACTTACTCAACCTGGCCCTTTGTTCCACGCTTATCGTGCTACCCTTCACCATTTAATCCTCGCAATTCCCGGAAGAATAATTGGTCCACCCACGAGCCAGTAGGCAAGGGCTAAAGATATGACGCAGTCATCGTGATATCCCTCGGGCGCCGAATAGTGCACCATACCGCTTGACCCTATCTGATACTCGAATATCTCAAGCTCATTCGTCTGCACGCGCTCGTCCAGGATGCTGAGCTTCTTTTGGTCAAAGCCGATCATCAGCGTCTCGATGAGCTTCTTCTTGCTCTCAGCCGTGAACTTGTAGCCGACGACGTTCAGCCCGGCACGACGCAAATCCTCATAGATCGGATCCCCGACACCCGTCGCATCCACGTTGAGCTTGGCCTGATAGCGACGTACGACCGGGATGATCCGTTCTTTCTGCACGGTCCAATCCAGCAGATTAAAGCGGTCCCAGTAGACCTGACGCCCATGCGAGTCGAGGATCGTCAGTACCGTGAAGTCCGTGAGCCTGGCCAAATCGAGCCCGGCAAAGTATTGCTTTCCGGCCAGCGGCTCCTCGCGCCCCGACCCGATGCACGCCTGAATGTTCCTGAACACCCCGGCGTTATTCTCAAGGAACTCAGCCAAGTACTCCTGGCTGAACACATCGACGGGAAGCGATTGCCGCGCCTGCTCGATGTCCTCGGCGCTCACCTTCGGGTTATCGCTCGTTGGGAACTTCCAGCTCTTATACTCAGGTTGAAGCACATCCTGTCCACGCGTGTGCATCTCGTAGAACCAGTTCTTACCTTTGGGCGTTGAGATAAACAGCACGCGCCCATGCGTGTCAGATACGGCAGGGCGCAGAACTTCTTCCCAGACCTCTCGCTTGACCCTAGCCGCCTCGTCCACGACCACGCGGTGCAGTCCTTCGCCGCGCAGGTTGTCGGGGTTGTCGGCAGACTTGAACGTCATCGCCGCGCCATTGACGAACTCGATCCTCATCTCCGTGAGCGACACGCTCTTGAAAGCGGCCTCGGCCCTGCCCCTCCTGGCCGCCGATAGGAACGTGCGAAAAGCCATCTTGCTTTGTGAGTAGATCGGGGAGACATACCAGTACTCGCCCGGCACTTGGCAAGCGCCTTCGAGAAGCCAGTTCAGGCCAGTCAGCGATTTCCCAAATCGCCGTCCGGCATCGAGGATCAGGAACCGCTCTTGGGCCTGGAAGATCGATGCCTGGGATGGGCGGGGAGAGAATCCTTTGACATTCATTCATGCCCATTCCCGTTGCCGTCGCCGAAGTCGAAGTAGAGCGTGTGCGCTATCTCGCCGGATTGCTTGACGTCCACCGGAAGCATCTTAGTGATCCACTGATAGAAAGCGGCCTTGTTGTGATTGGAGGCATTGACCCATTCGAGAAGCCCGTCCTCCCCACCCATGCGCTCAAATACGTTGAGGAAGGCGGCCTTTAGGGTCGTAAACTTGTTGACAGACCCCTTGCGTCTACCCTGTGGGTTTGTGACTTCGCCGGGTTTGAATAGATGCTTGGCCATTTATTGATTTCTTATTGTTTGTTTCAATCTCAGTCTTGGGAACGATGACAATATACATTTCCTGTTCAAGTTGGCTGAGCTTGACAAGTCCGGTCATAACTTCCTCATCGGGCCGGAAATCTACGACAAGCCTAGCCTCGCGATCCTCGGAGGCTGTCCTCTTAACTGATACCTGCTTAATGACGGCGAGGAAGGCAACTTTATCGGACGCTGTTCTCATGCTTGATTTGTGGGCGGCATTATCTCGGTATTCCCTTCGCATAGCCACCCGTCGTGATTACAAAACCGGGATTCCCGGGGGTAGGAATTTCACCCACAGCGACGGAGCGACCGCCGTCTTGAGTCATGTAATGACTTCTTCTCCGTTCATCCCGGTGGATTATAACCTTCTGGTAATGATGATTTCTTTAATAAGCGCGTTCGCTATTAAGGGATATAGGGTTTCGCGTTAATAACACCAATAGCCCACTTCTCTCCCTTATGATATTTGGATAATCATGCCCACGAGCGTTCCTGCCGATGCGCCGAGTGCGTATGCGAAAAACAATTCAGGACGCCTAGCCTCAATGCCCTTCCGCGTAACCAGAAAGGGTACAAGTGTAACCAGGAATGAAACAGACATGGCCAAAAACACCATGTGGCTTGAGACCGAGCGATACCAGACGACAACCAGGGCGTCCGTGCCCATGCCTAGCCCGAAGAAACCGACAAGGCTGGCTATCCGTCGGCGTAAGCGGAGGCTCATCGGCCCTCCTGGTCATCGTGTTAAATCCGCTTGTCGGGGACGTGAAACAAGATGCTCCTGATTACAATGACAACATTTTTCCCAGTGGGATTCAGTAAGGCCGCATTCACAAGGGAGGCCTTCGGGAACGCGGTCAAGTGTGTCCCCGCCAGACCAGGTGTATGTGTGGCCACTCCGACAGGGAATATATATACATCCGTCAGTAGTCATCTAATCCGTCCCTTCGCCCACTTCCACACGACGATGAAACAGAACCCGAGCGCAAGCAGGGCACCAATGTTCAGCGGCGTGAGCTGGAGCTTTACCTGGAGGGCAAATGCTATATTCAAATACTCGGGTATGAGATTCATGATAACTTTCCCTTGATCTCTTCGATGTCCTTCTCTATCCGCTCAAGGCGCCCTTCAATGACCGCGATCTTGATTGAGTGCTGTTCGCACCGCTCCGGGTTATTACTCAGCCCCGCCGCTTTCGTCAAACGCTTCTCCCGATATTTGACCCATGCGAGGATGACGACCAGAACCAGTGTTGCGATAGCGTTTGCGATTTCGACTAGACTGAGTTTCATCTCATTTCCCCTTGATGGCTGAATAGCCTATATACCCAAGTGCCCCAACTATTAAGCCGGACTTAATGTTTCCCATGACCCGCGTCCACCTGAGTTTACTTTCGGCGGACTTCCAGCCCTTCTCGGCAAGCGTGCGAATGGGTAATTCGCCCTCGTACTTCTGCTTCCAGGATTCGCTTATCGTAACCTGAGCGCTATACTTCGCGACACACGCGGCTATGATGGCGTCCTTCTCCGCAATGATGCTCTGCGCTAGGCTAAATTTATTTGACCAAACGGCGATCTGTTCCTTGAGGTTCGCAACCTGTGCGGAAAGATCACCACTTATTTCTAACTGATGTAGTTTTTGTCCAAGCGCTTCGAGATTCGCATCCTTCTGGCCAATGGCGTCGGTCATGTGACCAATGGTCTTGTTCTTCTCAGCGATCTCTTTGTCCCGTTGCCCTACAATCGCAGTCATCCGGTCGATTTGTAGGGTAAGCGCCGCGCCATCCTTCTTCGAGGTATCAAGTGCCGCTTGATAGTTGCCGATGGAGATGGAGTACTTGTCGCGCAGGCGCAGACCGTCGCATACCGCTATCGTGAGCACCAGGCCCAACCCGAGCGCGATCCAATATATCGGGCGGATTTTCATGTGGTCACAATTTTCCAGTCATCGATTTCTTGATAAGTTTTCGCCAACCGCTCGATCGCCCATACGATGGCCCCTTTTTGAAAATCGTTTCCAAGAGGTCCCGAAGAAGTAAATCCATTGATTTCGATTCCTTTTTCCTTTACAATAACCACGCCA